CAATCGAAATGTTATTTGTTTGCTTTCCGCACGTTGTTCTTCAGTTAGTTCCGAGACACCAAAATAAAATCGGCCTAAATAATCATGTATTGATGATGTCGGCAAATCATATCCAATCAATCGAGCAATCAATCTAACATGATATGAATCAAAATCCATTTCAACTAATGCTCCATTTTCAAACCTGCTACAAAAGGCTGTTCTTGTGCCATCTTCTTTGTTCATTGCAGCAAAGTTAAATCCTCGATATGCATTGCTAGGCCGGCCTGTCATTGTATAATAATTATACTGCGAATAAACTCGATTATCTTTAATTAATGCTGGCATTCTAAACGTATCATTAACTTGTAGGCCCGCACTTTCTATTTCTGCAAACGTTTCCGGATATGTTGAATTGAATTGCAAATATGATTGAGTTAATTTTGAATTCACACACATTGGCCAAGCATATTTTCTAATCTTTTGACACATTGCCAAATGTTGCATTATTGGAATAAGTGCATTTATATTTGAAAGTGCTGTGTGCCGTCTCCAATAAAATTGATGTGCTGGTGTATGATAATGAGTTTCGTCATATGCTTCATTATATGTGTACCACCACAATGTTTTAACATCCCATACGGCATTGTTTCCGCCTATTTGAAGCCATTGTTTTTTGTCATATACAAAGATATCAGTCAGATCCATGAATTGTTGTAGATGTTCAGTAAAGCCCCTTAGCTGTTCAGTATGTTGAATAGGCACAATGCGTTCTATTGCATCTTCAGTGTATACATATATACATGTTACTTTATTCACAGCGGCATGGAGAAGTGGATCTGCTAATATTGGAACTAGCAAAGTTTTTCGTCCTTTTATGTATGTGAATAATGTATTCAATTCCGATTCTGAGTCCACTATCATACATTAATATAATAATGATAAAATTTTAAGAATCCAATGTTATGAATTGATATCTTTTGGAATTACAAAATCAGAGTCTGAATAATATTGTATTGGATTTGTTAATATCAATGATATTCCGGGTAATTCCATTTCTGCTTTTCGTATTTCTTGAAAATTTTTTTCAATTACACCTAGCGCTAATACACCATTTTGCATTGCATCATGCAAATTGCCAGTTATATACCATGTAATTTTTTTAGCGGTCCATATATATGAATCAATTTCTTGTATTACCCATTTATCATATTGTGGCTCATCAATTTCAGTAATTACATATTCATTTGTTTTTTTCAAGAAATATCTAGTAATGAATCCAGTAGCTTTGTCTTGTTCTGTAATTACGGGTTGTATAGGTTGTGGATTATCAAATTTGGTTTGAACCGTTTTTAATTGTTTATATACATGATTGTCTGTTGCATGCAAAACTAATGGCATTAATTTTTTTGAAGTTTTTGCGTTCCATTTGGATTCTGAATAAATTTCACCTGTAGTATATGTATGATATGGCCCAATGAACTCAACTCCATCATCAGTCATCCATTGCGACCCAGTTGTATACAAGTTAAGTGTTATTTGGTTAGGTGTATAATGTAAACGATTTCTCATATTATTCTTTTATTCGAATCCTAGGATTACATTTAATTTTAGTTGTCCATTCGCCTTCATTAGAAACTGTATGTTCTATTCCTAAGACTGTAAATACAAATGAATCTGTATATCTTTTTGGTAATCCGTTAAAGTTTAGCACGTCTCCAAATTTAAATCCATTAATACCATCAATTGTAAATTCCAAGTCCATTGGAAAAATTGATTTATTGTTTCCAATTGATTTTACAATATCATCAGTAAAATATGTAACATATTTTTCTAGTATTTGTTTTGAATCTTTAATAATTTGTTCATCGTTTTCTGGTTTCTTTGCAATTTTTTCTTTTTGCTCTGCTAAAGCATATACTGCTTGATGGTGTTCTAACTCCCAATCTTTTGCTAGTTGTATTCTTGTTTCTGCATCGGCATATATATATGGATTATATGTAGTTACACGTTGAGTTCCTGTTTTATTAGAATCAATTCCAAATACCATATTTTTAACACTGTTTGGAACATTTGATGTTAATGAAAACTCTCTAACAACCGACGCTCCTGTTTTAGTTGCAAAAACCGGTAATACAAATTCTAATGCAGGTGCATTACCCGTAGTTACATAATTTGTATCATAATAAATTAAAGCATCAAAGATTGTTGGGTGTTGTATTAATGCCATGATTATTGCATTTCCGGTATTTTCAGCAATTTCGCGAGATAGTTCAATTAAAAAATTGTTAATTGATGGATTTTTTTTGGTTTCAATTTTTTCAATAAGAGTTCGAATTAATTCTAAGTCAATGTATATTCTAGACGGTAATGAATATGAAGAGTTTTCAGCTACAACTGAAAACCCATCTGTTTTAATATCTGCTTTTTTAATATTAGGAAACATTTGTAATGATACATCTGGTGTAGTAGGCGGTGTCAGCCGGTCTTTTGCTGGGATATCAAATTTATATGTATCATGCAATAAATCAGTCTTTCCGCGCCAAAGTAAAATTTTACATGGAGTTGCTGAAACTAATCGTTCATAATAATTGCTTTTGCATACAACATCATCACAATGGATTCTGGCGCCAACTGCTGTTGTTAATTTTGTGTTAATATGTTGTATTAAATATCCTAATGATACCATACGAGTTGTGCTTGAATTTATATTTCCAATTACATATGGTTTTCCTACTAGTATGCTTTGATCTGTTGTATTTGCTACTAGATGTTCAAAATCATTTATACCTTTTTCTTCGTATGTTTTTTTGATTGCATTTACTTCGTCACTTAATGAAGTATATAAACTTGTTACTTGATTTGTAGGTTGGGTTCCTGTTGGCGTATCACTAGGTTTATTATCTACATAAACTAGTATGTCTGCATATGTATTGCTTGTTCCAATTAATTCAAATGTTAATTCTAATGTTCCGTCAGAATTATACGTGTATGAAAATGTTGTAATTCGTCCTTGAAAATACAATTCATTTATTTTTCGCAAACTTGTAGCATCAGTGTTTGGATACAATGTTTTTAAGAAATCAGTTGATGGTAATCCATCATCTTCTAAGATTCCCTCTGTAAGCAATGCACTTGCTGGGTGTATTATTGCAATTTTAACGTAACGACCCGGTTTACAATATATTGCTTCCATGCCGAAATCGCCGTCCATATCAGTTGTAGCATCTGGTACTAATATAGTAACACTTGCTTTATTGATATATGATTTAGATTGGTCATTTATTGCAATGCTTAATCCAGTTATAACCGGTGGTATTCTATTAGCAGGTCTTAATTTATCATTCAAGAATCCAGTTTCACCACTTGGCATATATGCTCCTGCACGAACGGTTGTTCCGCCTAAAGTTCCAAATTTAGGCATAGCTTTTGTATCTGCAGTTGGTTTTGTATCATATGCTTCAATTAGAACATTTGCTATTTTACTAACCATGTAATCTATTGCAGCAGTAGTACGATTTGTTGTGCCGGCGGTGCCGCGGGCTATTAATTCTTTTTGTACCGTTTTGTTTACTTGCGAATAAAATATTGTACTCATCTAGTTTTGTTTGTTTGTTCAGTTTGTTGTTGTATTGTATCTTTGGATGGAATTCTTAATCTGCTATTTGCTGGTACATATAACGATCCTTTGCCTAATCCATTTGCTGCAGCAATTATATACCAAAGAGTTTGATCATTATAAAATTTATAAGCCAATAAATCTAGTCGTTCTATAGATCTTGTTTGTATGTATACATCGGAAGTATTTGCTTCAGGTGTAGGTGTTATTATGGTTGATAGTTTTCTTTTTTCATTACTGTCTTTAATTGCAGATGCTGTTTCGTATCTATTCATAATTAGTTCCTTTTATTTTTACGTAAAACCCGCATTATTCTATTTTGGTTTTGTTTTCTTGTTGTTTATCTGCTGCTTGTCTTAAAAGTTCATCACTCATTGCAGTTGATCCAAAATCACTTAACCAATTATCTCCACCTTCAATTGATGATGCGTCTTTATTGAACTGTTTAGCCAATGTATACATTTTGCCTTTTTTCTCAGGAAGATAATCTGTAATTACATTTAATCCTAATGACACTGTAATTTTGTGTGGTGCTTGCATCATTGTAGGATCATCTTCAATGTTGATCTCCCATGTTGTATCGCCATCTGCAAATGTATATGACAATGAATTTATAAGTACGGGTTGTTGAACTAATAAGTCTCCAATTGTCATACGCATCCATGGTGATTTCATTGCAATTGTCCCGGTACCATATTCGGGTGCTGTATATGATGCTAATGCATTTAATTTTCGATATATAGGTTTCATTTCATCCCGGCTAGTTGCAAATACAGTAAATGATATATTTACTTCACGTGAATAACCAGTATACGTATAATTAGGATCCGCTCGACCAATCATGGCAACTGATGACCAACTTGGTGAATGTGTATCAGTAAATGAATCAATAATTGCACGAAATACAATTATATCATCAATTTCTTCAGACATACCATTTTGTAGTTTTGGTCCTGTAAAATAAAATTTAATAAAATCTCTAGTTAAATCAGTTGCAGCTACAAATTTGTTCCATTTTTCAGCTCCTGGAAATAATGGAGATTTCCATTGATATGCCTGAGATAATTTTCTTTGACTATAATCAATAACAGTAATTTTATCCCCGCGGAATTCCGTTGCCTTTTCTATAAGATTATCTGTAGGCAACCATTTCCCTTTTGACGGTTTGCCGTTGTCATCTTTTCCAATTTCTACTTTCCATCTTGTTGCAACATGACTTCTTGATGTAAAATCTCGATGTGCTGCGTTTGGTTCGCCATGGTTTCCCCAACCATATATGGATTCAATGTTAAATACTTGATAAGCGCCGCCCGGTAATGCTGACGCAGCTGCATACGCCGCTCCAATTATGCTTCCTTTAACATCTTTATTTGCAATGCCTCGAGTTGCAGCAGACGCACCATCTAATCTAACAGTGTTAACATTAAACGTATATCCTTTAAAAGATCTAAAATCTTTGTATTTGCCTGGCCAATTTGCAATTTGGTCTAGTCTAGTAAATGGCATTATTGAATATGGCTGTCCCATGTTTTCACTGCGGTTATCTAAAATACCATCCAATGTTTTTATTTTGAATAAAGAAGATACTGCTGGTTGAACAAATTGCTGAGTTATAGGATTTCCAAGGCCGGATGCAGCTCCAAGTATTGCGTTTTTAGCAACATTTGCAAATATAGCTCCTGGTGCAACATTTCCTATATTGCCAATAATATCTATTCGATTTGGATATGTGTATCCGCTCGGGTTTGCAGAGTCATTGTCAAAATTAGCATATACAGTTTTTATATTTTTTTTTTTGTCATATGCTGCAGTGTTGCTTACAATTATAGGTTTTTCTGCTTGTATTGGATGTAATGCTGTGCCGGAGGTTGTTGAGCCTAGACCAATACTATCTTGTAAATATACAGTGTTTGGCGTTGCATAATTTCCGGAGCCTCCCAATGAAAACAATGTAAAGCCGTACGGCGCGTTATATGAATATGGCATAGTTTTCCTTGTTAAGCATTAAGTCGTTGACCTTGTCGTATTGTTAATTGAGATTGTATTTTATCTCCATCAAATGTATTTGTTACGTGAAAACTCATTGCTTGTAATGCGGCAATTAATGCAGCTGTATCAGTACCGCCTTGTGTTGTAATATTATTTGTTACGGAACCTTGATTTGGTGCAGTTTCTCTAGCAGTTGGCGTGTCTTGATTTGATATAGCATCTCTAGCATTTGGCATTGCTAATATATCATCTTTAGGGTTTAATTCAAATGAACCAAATGCTCCGGAAATTACGTTTCCTCCGCTAGCGGGAATAAAAACGTCGTTGCCGGTGGGGGTTGTAGTGGCAACGGGCCCGGTATATCCTGGCGCTACCTGGCCGCCGGCGCCTAATGTTTTTAAGTTGTTAAAAAATTCTTTAGTTGTTGCAAAAAATCCTCCTGCTCCCATTAACGCGTCTACTATTGTGCTGTCCTTTAATGCCTTTATAACGTCATCTGATATAGACAATGCGTTATTCATGCTAGAATCTAGTTTGTCAGCTAAGTCCATTACTTGTGTTACTTGATCCGTTGTTTGGCTTAAATTTTTGGCTGCAGCTATTTGTGATTTATCTATTGCCTTTTCTGATTCAGGCCGCCGATCGGCTAAAAATTGTTCTTTTTCTGTTAACTTGAACTCGGCTTCTCCCGCTGCTTTTCTACGGGCAGTTTCTTTTTCTAGTACAGCATCAATTTCTTTCTGTAAAAATAATTTTTTCTCGTCAGCATCCATGTCAGCTTTGCCGGCGGCACGTCGCGCTTTATTTTCGGTTTCTATTTGTTCTAGTTTTGTGGTTGCAACAGCTGCTTCTAATTTGTTATTTTGCTTAAGATTAGCATACATTTCTAATAACTCAGAGTTTGAAAACCCTAATGCTTCTGCTGACTTTTGTAAAAGAAATGGATTATCTTTCATTGCTTCACCATTTGCTAACAAATATTTTGTTATTTCTTGAGTAAGTGCAGCACCATCGCCTTTTAATCTAGCTTCTTGTATTGCTGCAACATTTAAATCTTTAGCACCTAATATTTGTAATTCTATTTCATTTCCAATGGCTTGTTCTACATCTAAGAATCCGGTACCGGTAGCTAATACTTTACCTAATTCAACGCCTAATTTTTTAGCGCCTAATACTGCGGCTGATAAATTGCCTATACCTTGTTTGCCGAATACAGCTGCTGTTTCTGCATCTAGGCTACCTATGCCTTCGGTAATGTCAGCAAATGCACCTTCATATGTTCCCCGTAGGCCGGAAGAGTATAGAGCAATTTCTTCGTTTAATGTATCAAAATTATCGGTTGATTTTCGTGATAATAATGCTTGATTTCGAATAAATCCTCGAGTTACGTCGGCACTTAATCCTAATTTATTTTGTAATATTTCGGCTTGTGCAAGAATTTTTTTGCCAAACTCTCCTGCTTTTGCTAAATATGCTGCTTGCCCCGGGAACAATTTTTTTAATTCTCCAGCATATGTTTTTAATTTATCAGTGTTAACGCCTAACGAAATGCCTACTTTATCAAATTGTTGACTTAATTGTGCTGCGCGCATTGTAGTTACGCCGAATGATTCTGATAATTTTCTATTCTGTTTTTCTAGAATATTAACTTTTTCATAGGCATCAGTTACTGCGTCTGTAAGCATTTTAAACCCAGACGCACGAACTATATCATCGCCGCCTTTAGCAAATGTTGCATATAAGTCTTTTGCTTGCTTACTTAATATATCAAACGCATCAGATCCGGCGCCTTGCCGCGGCTGTCGTTTTAATCTAGCAATAAGATGTATTTGATTATTCATAAATCATTCCATTTAATATAAATATTTACAATGGAGATTTCACGATAGTTGGCTTTTTAGGTTTAGCTTGATTTTGTTTTTCTCGAGCTGCTGCTGCTTCGTCTTGCATTTTATTTATTTTTGATATCCAAAATCGTCTAATATGCACCGGCATTGTATACAATGTTTGCCAATCCCAACGGCCTGCACCGTACCATAACAAATTAAAAAGACTGTCATGTAACGTTACGCGGTCTTCTGGTTTAAAACCAAAAAAAGTCGGTGTTAATAGGAAACCCTGCAGAGAAGGTGCCTCCGTCTTCACCTTCAAAGTCATATTTTAATTCTAAATCTGGAATATTAGATGTTACGTGTGTTCTAAATTTTTTCGAGTCGCGCGCTAAAAATTCATATCGAATGAAATTTTTAATATGTTCTGCGGTTCTAACATCATTAACTTGTGTAATTGTATGTTCTAAAAATTCAGATAATTTTAAATTTTCTCCGTCGCCTGTAGATAAAAATCTAAATTTCAACGGTGTTCCATTGTCTAGAACATAATCAAACTCACCGGAGTCATCAGAATGTAATACAAATGGAGTTGTTATTAGTTTTGTTAAATCTACTACACGATTCAATTTAGTACCAGTTTTTGGATCAACAACTACTACTGGATAATCTTTTCCATAACTTACAATGCGTGCTGAAATAATTAATCCGTTTTTATCAATTTTAGAAATAGTAGAATAATCAACCGGAGTAGTAATCAATGCTTCAAGCAATTTGTCTAATACAACGCCTTCTCGCATATATGATGTATCAGTTAAAATATCTTCATCATATGCGGTCATGTATCGCATTTCAATTTTACCGGAACGCAATGGATGATCTTTAGGATATACCATACCGTTACTTACCAACGAAAATATTTCCGAAGGCATACTTTGTTGTTTTTGTGATTCGTACTGCTGTTTTGCTAGTTGAATTATTGTTTGATCTGAAACTCTATCTGTCATTCCTGCCATGTTTATCCTTTATAACTTTATTATAAATATGTAGAACATAAAAAATGGGAGCAATTTGCCCCCATTAATGATTCTAATATTTTATAGATTAATATTGATGTATTGCGTAATCAAATTTCAATGTTAATTCAATTGTCATTGCTTCTTCTGTTCCCCAATCCATTTGTCCAAAATTTGCATCTGAAATAAATGTTCCCTTTAATGTCCAGTTTTCAATTTTTTCGCCTAAGGCAGACAAAGCATAAAATTCAATGTCACGTTTGTAATCAGATGAATATCCGTCACGACCTGTTAATGATTCGTGATGAAAACGTATCCATTCCATTACTGCTTGTGCGCCTTCACTTGTAATTGGGTCATACAATGTAATTGATAAATCACTCCAACGAGACTTGCCTTTAACTTTTCGGTCAATATTGATATGATCTAAAACAATTTCACCGTTAGTAATTGTAGGTCGTGCTGCAGCCTTAATTAAATATGCTGGAATATTTGTTCCTGCAATTTGCATAATAAATCGGTTAGCATATTTTGGTTCCCACGAAAATGCACTAGTGAATAAATCACTTTGACTAATATCTGGTAATGTTGGCGTTAATGGCATTTTTTTCTTCCTTATTTGTTTTATATAAATATGAAGTAAGTAAAAAAGGTAGAACCTAAGTCCTACCTTTCTTTTAAATATTTATTCTACTATTCAGGGAAGCTTGCTCCGGTTGGTTGAATATTGAAATCTAAAATAATAAATTCAGCCGTACGAGTTGGTTGAATAAGTATTTGTCCGTATAAAATATTTTGGTCAATCATATCTGCTGTGTTATTTGATTGATCCATAATCACTTTAAATTGGTAAATACCTTGTTTAGCTTTTACTTGATCTAAATATGGATTAACTATGCTCAAGAATCTTAATCTAGTTGCATCTGTGTTTTGTTCAAATACCAAATAACGAGTTGATGATGCAATAAATTTCTTAACTGTGATCAATAATCGACGTACATTTACGCGGTCTAATGCACTTGGTCGAGCCTGTAAAGTCTTTTGACCCCAAATCACTTGTCCTTCGTTAGGGAAGTTCGCAATAGGATTAACACGGGCCTCATACAATGAATCACGCATTGTTTGTGATAAATTCATATACGTATCAGATACACTTGTTAAACCACCTCTTGTTAAACCTGCTGGTGCATACCATGGTGCAGCTACTGCATCATTAAATGCTAATACTCCCGGAACTACTACTGATGGCGGTACCCATAATGGAACATTTTTAGCTGGGTTTAAAATTCTTACCCAAGGCCAATAAGTTGAAGTATAATTGCTATCTAAAGTTGTTGCTTGAGCTACAACCGTACTTACAGAATCTGTTAATTCATTTAAATCCATCACATAAAATGTATCTTGACGAGTTTCACACAAATTGCGTGCTGCACTTGTTATTACACTGTGCAGACTGTCAATAATACCCGGTGTAATTAACATGTTCATATCATAATAATCAGTGTTTGCTAACAATGCAAATGCTTTATTATATGATGTTGTTCCACTTGTACCAGTCCCGGAGCAATCAAATCCAAATGTATTTGCCGCCGTAATATTTTCGCCGGAAAATTTAGCTAAGTTTGGACGAGTGCCATCAAAACCTCCTTGGAAACCAACAATAAATTTACGTGTTGATAATGCAACATTTGTTGTAAATGTTCCAGCAGTCAATGCAGTTTCTAGTGACCCTGAATATGGTGTTGCTGTTGGGAAAGCTGCAGCTGCATCTTGTGATACATTTCCAAGATAGAAATCAGAATTGCTTCCTGTATTAGCACCTGTTGTTGGAACCGGAGCTAAATAATTTAAATTGTTTAAATTGGTAAAATCAAATCCAAAATAATTGTTTGAGTAATATGATGTTTGTACTTGTGATGTTGCATATGATGTTGCATTCAAACTCAATGACCCAGACATTAATGGAATTGGTGCATTCATTGCACGGAAACCAAATGGTACCAATGTTTTTGCATTAGTTGCATTAGATACTCCAGCATCAACTGCTACTCGAATGAAACGAGACATGTTTGGATAATCTCCATTAACAATCAAGTTACCTGCAGTATCAATTGTGCTATATCTATCACCAATTACGCGACCAATATATTTTGATGAGTTTGGATCTAAATTAACATTGTTAAATGTTTCAATAATATCCGGTTGGCGGTCTGTATCGTTAGATGAATATGGAGAATTTGCAATATTTGCAGTATTTACTCGACGAACTTCAATTGTAAATGTTCCATATCCATTTGGATCAGCAACTTCTTCAGCAGTTCTTATATTTCTAATACCAACTTTAACTTCAGTGTTAACTGACGTGCCATGTGATATTGTATAAAATTGAAATAAATTTTTAACAGTTGTGCCAATTTTTTGTGAGGTGATCATGGGTGTTGCTGCAGCCTGGAATCCTTGTGCAAATGCATAACTTGATGCTGATGCTAATTCCATGGTAACAGCGCCTAGGTTGTTAAACAATTCAGATGCATTAGCATTTTCATATTGTACATATACTGGATAATCTACTGATTTAGGAGATGATCCAAATTTCTTTTGTATGTAATTGTTTGTTGATGATACTAAGGAACAACTAATTGCTGATGTTGCATCAGATGCATATGATGTAAATCCAGGAATGGTTGTTGTGCCATATGATCCTGAAACTTTGATTGTGAATGAACCTGAACCTAAATTGCTTAATACTGATTTTTCAAATAAATTTGTTGCTGCAGCATATGTTACCGGATTAGTTGGATGAAGCACGTGAGTTACACACGAAACAGGAGATATTGCATTATTACCTCCAGCATAAAATGTTTGTATAGAAGCAGATGTTATAAATAATGAATTTCCTGCGGCACCGGCTGTACTTGCAGATACTATCAGATTATTACCAGATAATGAAGCGCTACTTGCAATAGTTGCATTTGCATAAAAGTTTGGATTAGATGAAATTACACCAGAAGATGTAGCATTATTAAATACGTTTTGGACCGATGAGCCAGAAAGGATTACATTTACTCCACTAAAAGAAGCAGTATATGCTGTTGTAACGGCACTAGTTAAACTAAGTGATAAAGATGCTGTGGTTGCAAGGGCAGAACTTCCTGATTTAGCAATAATTGCTAAAGCTCCATTTGCTAATGTATACCCATCTTCATACAATAATCTTGTTACTGTAATTACATTTCCATTCTTCAAATAGTCTTGAACAACGAATGGTACATATGAATCATCTGTATATGATCCAAATATTGCCGTAAAATCGCCGTACGAAGTTATTTGTGTAGGAATTAGTGCAGGACCTTTTACTGTTGGTCCTACAATTGCTGCACCGATTTGTGCAATGCCGCCAGCTAAAAACGATTGATCTACTTCATTTGTAAATACGCCTGCTGAAACTATTCTTTCTGCCATTAATATACTCCTTGTTTTATTTTATTATAAATATGATTGTTTAGTGTCAAACATCATGCAGTTGGAGTAAAAGTTCCTTCGGCAATATCAATTTGGCCTTCGCCATAACGCTCACGCATTTTTTCTAGCAATGCAGATTCCTGTTTTTGTAGGTTTTCAAATTGATCTAAATAGCGTTGTTTTTCTAAATCAATTGTTTTTAATCTAGATTCCGTTGCATATTGTTCTAATACAATGTTTCCTAGAATGTTTGTATTCTTTGCAAATTCTTCACGTAATTGTTGAATTTCATCTAGATGTTCCGTGTCCAGTTTTTTGGTCATAACTTGTTTCCTTTTTATTTTAATATATGTAATTTATCATGATAATCCAAGTATTATGTATGGTTTAAGTTATTTCCATATAAGATAATAGTGTGTCAGAACCACTTTGAAATGGTGTACTAATTTTTAGTGAATCACCGGTCTGTAATGCTATTGTATCTGATATAGGTTGAAATGATGTTTGAACCGGAACTGTTGATCCTGAAATTAAATAAAAATTAGTAGCAGATCCACTCTTGCTTAAAATAACATCTATAGTAACTCCACTAGAAGATACATTTGCAATGTATAAACTTTTTACAAGAGTAGTTGTACCTAAGGGTGTTGTGTAAATTGTTGTAGAACCACTTGCGTTAAGTTTGTTTGCGTTTATTTTGTAAGTATTAGCCATTATTTTGTATATTGTTTGTTTCGATTAATAAAGGTTTAGATAGTCCCATTGTGTATACTTCAGGATACCATTCTATTTGAAAAAATTCATAAGCTTCTTGTTCTGTGTCAAACCAATACCATCCATCTATTGGATAGGTATAAGTATCTTTTTCTTCTTTTAACAGTTTGTATTGGTCATAAGGCCCGAATACATAATTAGGGCCATATATCACTATTCCGCTTGGGTCTACTTTATAAAATCCTGGTGTATCCATATTCTTTATTTATTATAAATATTCTAATGTGTTTATATTCTTTATTTAATACAATTATCCTGTTACAGCCCATCCTTTTTGTGTTGCAATTGAGGGATTATCATTTGCTGCGCCCCAGTTACCAGTAACTGTAATGGTTTTTGCTGTTCCTGTTGCAGATGCATTAGTATAAATTTCATCTAATGCTGTTGAATCTAAATTATTGTTTGAAACATCAAAACTAGCATTCATTCCCGTAGCGCGCATTCTTTTTAAGTTATTTCCACCAAAGGCACCAATAGTTGTACTTGAAGTCATATTTAATGCTGGGATTTCAATCATAGTACCGTTGCTGAACATTCCAGTAAAAGTAGTTCCACGAGATGTATCTATTAATGGAATATTTTTTAGTGATGAGCAGTTGCTGAAAAAATTAGTAAAATCAGTTACTCGAGATGTATTAAAACCACCAACAGTTGTTAATGAGGTGCAACTTGCAAACATACCACTTACAGATGTAGCTGCTGAAAGGTCTAAATAGGGTACTGATATTAATGATGGACAACTATTAAACATGTTAGATACTGTAGTACATTTAGATAAATTAAAAAATGGTACATCTGTAAGTGTATTACAACTAGAAAACATATATTGCGTATTAGTAGCTTCTCCTAAATCATAAGCAGGAGCTTTTAATAATGCAGAACAACCATTAAACATAAAACCAAAATCTGTTCCTTTAGATGTGTTAAAAAATGGAAATTCTCGTATATATACACCGCTAAACATACTATTAAAATTAGTTCCATTAGAAGTTTCAAGTGGTGGAATAGATGTTAAATTGTTACAACTAGAAAACATATAACTAAAATTTGTATTTCTAGCAAAATTTAATTGTGGTACAGATGTTAAGGTAGTGCAATTGTAAAATAATGAGCTTGCGTTGGTCACATTTATTGTATCAAACGGTAGTATATTTACTAAACGTCTACATTGTTGAAACATTGCTTGTATATTTGATAAATTTCGTGTATTTGTAAATCTTGGGGAAATTTTAATTGCAGTATTGTTAAACATAAAACTAGTGTTTGTACATGCTGCAAGATCCATTGTTAATGGTACTGATTCTAATTGGTAGCAGTTGTTGAATATTGAACTAAAATTTGTAACTTTTGAAGTACTACCAATAAATTTAACTTGTTTTAAATTGCAGCAATTTTGAAATGTGCTAGAAAAATTAGTGTTATTACTAGTATTTATGGGTGGAAGTGTTGGTAGACAATAACAATTAGAAAATGTACTTGAATAATTTGTACTAGCACTACTAAATGTAGCGGCTATTGATTGTAGATTATAACATGCATTAAAAGTGGAGGTCCAAGTTGTTACTTTTTGAGAATTTAATAGTGTTATTGTTCTAAGATTAAGGCAATTGTTAAATGTTGAGGTAGCATTTGTTGCGTTAGTCCAATCTAATGGAGGTAGTTTTCTTAAATTAGCGCAACTTTGAAACATGGTGGTAAAATTACTACCGCTTGTTGTATAAAGAGATACAACTTCTACTAAACTATTACAATTAAGAAATGTGCTAGTAAAATCTGTTATTCTATTTGACCCAGAATACTCAAATCTTTCTAACTCCTTTGGTATTAAGTAAGAAGTGCCACTAGCTCCTACCAATAGTGTTTGAACTTGATCACCGGCCATTTTAATTGATCTCCAACCACTAGTTCCTCCGTTAACTAAGGATCCTGTTGGTGGTGTTGGTCGAGTGGTAAGAGTAACAGAACTAAAACTTGTAGCACTGCCTGATAAGGTTACATTAATTAACGCTGGTTTGTATAACTCAGTAACTGAGCATATAGAGCTTGTTAAGGCTGCAAATGAAGCAGTTGTATATTGTTTTGACCCAGTTACAGCTGAATTATAATTGTTTGAAGTACCATCCCCCCAATCAACTGTATATCCTCCACCTCCATTTGTTGTAATTTGTAACCCAACGAAATTTGAGTTATTGTTATAAACACCATACCATGCCACTATTTGATTATTAGATACTGCAGGTAATGGTGGCAAACCACCGCTTATGTTAATTGAGGGTGCAGTTGAAAAGCGTGATGATCCAGATGTAACAGATATTGTTGA